GAACCAAGGTGGAATATAATAGATAAGCTCTATGGTAAAATGGATAAGGCGTTAGACAAGGCTTTCCTAGATAACAAATGTAGCTTCCTTGAGGTAGAGATAACTATGCTAATGGTAAAGGAGAAGATATCACAACAAAAACATGAGTTGTATAGTATGTACTTGAAGCAAAAAGATGAAGATGTAAAGGAAGACAAAGAAACAAAGCCAGACGCACCTAAAGATCTATATAAATAATCCTGAATCCTTAAAGGCATTCATAACCTCCAGGTAACTGTTTTCATCCTTCTGTTCCTTGAATAGGTATGGACATTCCTGCCAAGTTAGGTCAACAACTACACATCCATTCCACTCCATTAGTTTCTTCTGCACGGTATCTCTCGCTGATTTCATCACACCATCATGGTCCTTACCCTGCACACGAACAGCTATCTTTCTTCCTCCAGGACTAAATATCAAAATATCTACCTTATGTTTTAAATAACTTTCTGCTAATGAATCTATGTAGTCATCTGTGAGTAGTTTTATGAGGGGATATTGAGGAATGATTTTTGAGCCATCATTGAAAAGATCGTTAAGGATGCTAACAGCAGTGTCTTCACCAACACCAATTATATTACCTGCCTTGTCTTTGTGCATCGGTAATATAAATTAATACCTTAATATGAACCTATTGCCGTGCAGTCACATTCGGTACATCCTGTGTTACCTTCATGTGATCCTTGTGGATGACCACAAATACCGCAAACTCCACCTACTACTACTTTATGATGTGTCAATATAATTTTGTTATAGTATTTGTATTTAAGTTTTATATTCCCTTATGTTTACTGTCCATTTTTTTCCATATTTTACGTTTATAGACAGTGCAATCAGGTTGTTCTTGTCAGATAGAAAGTCCTTTATTGGCTGTTCCTTAGCCCATGAGTTAGTCTTTATCTGTATCAGGACCAAATTACCCCCCCTGTCGAAGCATATTCCGTCAAATAAATTCCATAAATCCAAAGCTCTATACCATTCTCCTGTGTTGTATACCAGGTCATGTCTCCTGCCATGAGGTTTTAACCATATGTCATCATATCCATTCTCCAGTAACAATAAAACAGCTTTTCTATTACTGATACGCATCCGTTGCCTTGAATTCACAACAATTATATAACATATATGGTTTATATGGTTATTCTTCTACGTCTGATATTCCACTGGCATCGAGTGTAAATGGTGCATCTGCAACAGGGTGTTCCGGACTATCTACCATTCTTGCTATTCTTTTTCTTCCGGATTTCTTGAAATATATCCTATATGTTGCAGCATGACCAACAACGTTACCACCTATTGGTTTTGTAGGATCACCAAACATAATACTTGGATCTGATAGCACTTGATTTGTGTATACAACAGTGCATCTGAAATAGAATGAAATGTTCTTCAAATGAGTCATCAATCTTGCTATCTGGTTTTGTCTGGCTGCAAGAGTTCCCCTACCAAGATATTCTTCTCGGAACTGTCCTATACCACCATCTATTACCACAAGTCTTGGTTTCTTCTCTAATAAAACATCAGATAGTGCATTAATAGTTCCCATCAACTGTTCGGTGTTGGGTGTAAAGAAATAATCTATTTTTTTCAGGTAATCAAGAGATTCTTCAACGTCTTGTACATATCCTCTTTCTTTAAGTATCTCAGCCACTCTTTTTGGTCTGAATGTGTCTTCACAGTCAACCCAGACAACATTATCTCCTCTAGCAATAGCCTCAACTGTTAATGCAAGACAGAACTGGGTTTTCCCAGAACCAAATTCCCCATATACTTCATAAGTACATTCTGGCTTGACTCCCCCACTCATAAGGTCGTCTACTGCCTTACATTTTACTGGTAGTGTATCAATATTCTTTTGGTATTCAAATAAATCTAGTGTAGACATATCTGTCTTCCTTATTAGACCCTCATCTTCTAGTATCTTTTGTGCATTAAACACCCAGACATCTGCCTTTGATTTTGCCGTTGCAGTTATCTCTGATATTTCCCTAGAACCTCTTACACAAATATCAAACAGGGAAGTAACACCAAACGCATTTAGTTTCTTAACTGTTACTGGTCCAACGCCCTCTAACTGATCAATATTTAGTTCCATGTAACATCTCCCTATATATTCTCTTCTTTCCATTCTCTCTTGGTAATATTGCAAGTATCGTACTACAGCATGGACATCTAGGACTTTCAAGCGCAGCTTTGTCAAACCATATCCTACATACCCTGCACTGTGAGTGTGTTAAGTATGGAAGTCTTTTAGGTCTTTTTACGTTCTGCTTTGCCCTCATAAGATCACATATACCCCTGCATCTAGCAACCATTATACCATCTTCCTCCACGATCCATCCTTATTCATTCTTACTATGCAGTTCTTATCCCAACTGTCAAATAACTTCTTTGCTGAATTTTCATCAAAAGTGGTAGATTCTGCAAGTGATTTCATAAAGTCTGTTATTGTTACATCTCCATTTGGATCTGAAACCTCTGCCCAAACACGGTTGGCAACCTGTTCCTTTGTCTCCTTTCCTGTAATTCCTGTCAATAATGACTGGTCAAAACTACCCTTATCCATATCAAGTCCAAATGTTGCAAACATATCGTTTAATATATCTCTTACTGCTCTAACATCTTCAACATCTGCTTGTGGTTTGAATAAAAGTTTGGCATGTGCCATTGACAGTCTAATCAATGCTTCAAGTTGTCTTGTTCCTATTGCCAGTGCAGATTCATCTTCCTTTGACAGTTGTCTCATCTTTTCATATATTTTTAACACTTCTTTTCGTATTTCACCTGACAGTTTTGGTTTTGATTCTCTTACAAGGTTGATATAAGCCATAAGTTGTCTTGGTGTCATATATGGTTTCTCTACTGTTACATCGTCTGAATATGTGTTAAGTATGTGGTTTGCTTTTGCCATATCAACATGTAAATCAACCTTGTCTTTGATAAGCCATATTAGGTCAAATCTTGACAATAATGCCGGAGGTACGTTAATATTCTCTCCTAATGATTCTGCTGGATCATATTTACCAAACTTTGGGTTTGCTGCTGCGAGTATACTTGTCTTAGCCGGTAGTGTTAGATTAATACCGGCTACAGCCCTTGATACTGTCTGTTGCTCCATTGCTTCATGCATTGAACTTCTGTCCAGCTTATTCATCTTGTCAAACTCGTCAATAAATGCGAATCCACCCGAACATAGTGGTAATACCCCTGCCTGGGCAATCATTGTTCCATCTGATAGTTTCACCATACCTATAGTAAGTCCTGCTGCCGAAGTACCCTTTCCACTTGTGTATATTGAAGTTTGTGTTATTTTCTTGCCAAATTTTAATAGTTCTGACTTTGCCATGCTTGGATCTCCTACCAGGAGGATGTTAATATCCCCTCTTCTGTTTCCATTCACACCACCTGCCAACTGTAGTAATAATGATTTCTTTATCTCTTTATAACCGTAAATATGTGGTGCAAAACTGCCTATTACCTTATCTAAGAATTCAGGGCTCTTTGCTTCCTCTTTTAGTTTGTTCAATTCGTGCTCAGTTGGCTTTATAAGTTTGACATCGTCTAGGTCCTCTATATATGACACGTCTATAATCACATTATGTTCTGTCTTCTTTGGGTCATATACTGTCTTGTATAGTCCTATTATCCTCTTCTTCTGTCCTACATGAGCTGTTCCAACATTAGTTCCCTTGATTTTTCCCACAAGCATTATGGGTGAGTTATGCCTTGCCTCTTCTAACGGTTCGTTTAAGAATACAGTTTGAATGTTCTCAGTTTCCAAAGTGTCTTGGTCTGGCATTAATCTTGTATCCCTACAGTTTGGGTTAATGCATCTCTCAAACGGTAAGTTCCTATTATAATCACAGGTAACAGAAAAACCATAACCACATTTTGGACATACTAACTTACATTTCTTTATGTAAGTCTTTGCAACATCTGATGCGATAATGGTACATTCAAAACTAACTACAGTATTTTCATGTTTTGCTGAAATCCTGTGCATTAGTATCTTGTCTTGTTGTAGTTTAATCTTAATATCAGCGAATGTGCTTGGTACGTCAATATCAATATATTTTTGTTCCATTATGGTATAAATCGCATTTCTTAACATAGCAACAAAGTCATCATAACCGGATTCTATGTATATGTCGGAAAATGCCTCAAGTTGTGGATCTATTGTAAAAGTGCTTGTTGGTGTTAGACCGTCTATAATACTGGTCCACTTTACAGATTGTAGTACTTCTGTAAGTTCATCTATCATACATGATTTAGTCTTCATATCTTCTTCCTTACTTCATTTTTTATTAGATGACCTATCTGTGTATGTCTCTGTTGTAATTTTATAAACTGTTCTGAAGACATTTTTTTAATTTCAAATTTCCATGATTCGATTCTGGAATAATAATTTGGCACTTCACCATACACATCAATCGGTTCATTATGTGTATCAATGTAATGCTTGGCTGCTATCGCAAGGAACATGCTGAATGAAGTATGATTTGGTCTTAGTCTTTCAAATTCTTCAAACACTTGTTTTGCAAAAACACCAACTGAGATACATTTAAGTAAAGTAGCCATAGAGGGGGGTTAGATTTAATGGTAATATAAATGTTATTTAACTAGACTAATTACAAATTTTGAATCGACACCGACATCTTGCATCTTTTGTGCCATTTTTATTGCATCCTCTACTTGAAACATTGCTTTCATTTCTTTTCCTTCTTTATTTTCCCAGATAATATAAGCGAACATAGAGGGTGTTAGAATAGTCGGCAATATAAATATACCTCAATATAATTTATTTATAAAAATAATATATAGGTGCATGACCACATCTACAATGTTTTTCAAACACTTTCCCCTCATCTTTCATCTTTGAAATTACTTCACTTGCTCGTCTCCTTTCTGGTATGTTTAATTGAACACAGACCTCATGGTTTGTAAGACCGTCTCTGCTTTCTTTTATTGCTTTACTAATTCTATTATAATATGTTGGTTTTTCTTCTATTATTAATTCCGGGAGTTGTCCTGCCTCAATGATTATCTTCTTCATTTATAATTACCTGTTATAATAAGAGATAGTTTTAATATGGCACAATCATTACTACAAAAATAATCTCCTTTTCTCGTTTTGTTTTGGCAATATTTATATTCACAGTTAATCAAAAGTGTCTCACCAATGGTTTGATTTCCATCTCTGCTATGATTGGTCTGATTATTATCTCTCCGTTTGGCTCAATTATTATCTCTACCATACCAACATCTGGTGTAGTACCTGCAAGTCCACTCCTAAATAGGTGTGCATCTGGGAACTTCCATGCTGGTGTAGTTAAGCCATGAGTATGTGTAAATTGTACATGGACAAAGTAATGAACATGGCTTCTTATTATCACATCTGCCCTACCCAGTTTATCTTTCTCAAAGACCATGCCAGCCATCTCTCTTGCTAATGCGGTGGTTCTATATGCTGCCCATTTGTTAAATCCTATGTGGTGTGTAAAGTTGAATATCTTACCATACATTTCTATTATTAATTCCGGGAGTTGTCCTGCCTCAATGATTATCTTCTTCAAAAGTGCCTCACCAGTGGTTTGATTTCCATTTCTGCTATGATTGGTCTGATTAATATCTCTCCGTTTGGCTCAATTATTATCTCTACCATACCAACATCTGGTGTAGTACCTGCAAGTCCACTCCTAAATAGGTGTGCATCTGGAAATTTCCAAGCTGGTGTAGTAAAGCCAT